GTGGCATAGGTCTGCCATCACTTAGCGTTCTTTTTTTCATAATATCGTTTCTTGTATTCTTTAGTTCCAAATTGATCTACTGCTTGGTCTCTTGTTATGCCTGCACGCTTTCTCGCTTTCTGTGATAAGACCGTCACCTTCTGTAGGTTTCTTGCCTTGCTGTCTCCACGTATTGCAATCCTTGCTAGGAACTCCCATGAGATGCCTGTCAATGGACAGCTATCTTTCTCGGCTTCTGCTATTGGATAGTCGGTTTGGTTCTTATGCCATGTCACAATCTTAGACATTGACTTCTTAACTAGCTTACGTGTCTCAGGTGACATCTTACTCAATAGCGCTAGAGTGTATTCACTCCACTTGACGTGTTCTTCTTTCTCTATATTGGTTCCTGTGTATAGACCATGGTTGCAGTATCTCCATGCTGTCTTGATACCCTCGGCACGCTCTAGCAGTTTATGCCAATACTGACCATAGTATTCACGCCAATGATCTAATGTACGTAGGCTCTCTTCTGCAAAGATACTCCCTACACGTTGCTTGTTTAGCTTCATGTAGTTGACACCCTTGTTCATGGTATCGTACTCTGTGTTGTATGGAAGCCCTGAGTCTCGAATGTATTTCCACACGTCTGTAGCGTTCCAATCATAGATAGGGTATGCAATGCTATCACTACTACTCAAGTAGCACTCATTCTTTTTACGTGTCATGATCGTGTAGCGTGCCATGGACTCTTGCGCTCTAATACCTACAAGACTAATGGCTGTCACTCCTTTCTTGATGTAATTGTCTCGGTGCAGGTCAACCATAGCCCCAAAGTCTAAACACTCTTTTACAGCGTTGGCTCTAAAGGGTAGGCCGTCAGGGTGTGTGTAGTTTGGATCTGTACGAAATACGTGACCCTCTACTTCTGTGATGGCTTGCTTGGGTAGTTCTCTCACCCAAAGGTCTTTCTCTTCAGGGTGCCACGGGAACCACTTAGGTCCATACATGCTTCCTGCGTTTCTAAGTGAGAAAGGGGTAGCGTACCACTTGAGGTCTACTTCCTCCATTGCATCTATGTCCTCTAGTAGCTGTATAGTTCCTAGGCCCTCTGCTTCGTGGTCTATGTAAACACATTCCACAGGTAGCTTTCCTAGCTCTCGTGCCACCTCAATAGTGACGTAAAGCATAGCCGTTGAGTCCTTACCTCCTGAGAAGTTTACGATCACTTTGTCGTAGCTATCATAGAGGTATTTTATGCGCCTCTTAGCGCCTTCTACACAGGTGTAGTCCTTGTAGTCTTTTTTTAAGATTGTACTTGCCATGTCTTGCTGCAATAGTAGTTAGTATCCCCATGTCTTTGATGCTCCAAAGGCAAAGTCTTGTTGTATGCTTTCAATTCGTGTTCGTAGCGGTCATATGATATACATAGGTATGAGCCATCTATATCAGCCATATCGTTTTTGATCATGGGTATCAATGCTTCGCTGTCTAGGTTGGTTCTTGGTTCGTATCCTAGCTTATACATGATACGTCTGTGGTTTTCTATATTCCCATTGTGTACCACTACCATACCATCACCTAGAACAGGTTGACTATTCATCACCTGCATGTCTCCACTTGTTACCAATCTGCTGTGGCCTATGCCTACCTCACATTGCCAAGCAAGACGCACAAGAAGGTCTACGTCCACACGTCCATGACTTACATGGTAAATGTGTCTATTGTCCTTAGTAATTCCAAAGAAGCCAAACCCGTGACCTCCACGTTCATCGGCTCTCTTTATGATGGCTTTTAAATGAGCCGCCTTTGGCCTTCCACTAAACCCCCAAATTCCGCACATACTCTTTAGCGCTTTCTATATAGTTTGATGCATCGTGAACTATGTTAGGATCTATGCTGTATACCTCAGCCCAACCTTGTTCTATGCTTCCTGTCCATTGTCTTGCAGGCCAACATCCACTACCAACTACCCAACCATTGACCCATGAATAGAACGGGGCTATAGGAAGGTTGTAGTATTTCATGACACCTAGAGTTTCCTCGTGTGTCCAATCATAGATGGGGCTGTACCTCACCACTTGGGTCTGCTTGTTTCTATAGAGGCCGTTCTTGCCGCAGAAGTTGCTGTCTTTGTTTCTGCGCCCTGTGATCAATACGTCCAACTCCTTGTCATTCCAAAACTTGTTCTGTGCTTTGTGTTGAATGTTAATGAACCAATGCTTTGCTATAGTGCTGTCTTTAGGGAACAGCATGTGCATGTTCTCACTCAACCACTTCAACGTGTGTCCGCTATTGTAGACACTCAAGTCTGGTGGCATATTGTCTGTGACGTATTGCATAAAGGCAGGATATTCGAGATCATGAGTCATGCCGATACAGCTAGGATATTCTCTGCCTAGTCTGCGACACAGGAAGTCTACCACTACGCTATCCTTACCACCACTCCAAGCGCTGCCATATTTGACACGTGGTGTTAGAACTCGCTTCATGCGCTCAAGGGTTTCGTCAATCTTATTGTCTACGTCCTCTTTGCTTATGATCGTGGTGATATTATCCCATGTATGGATAAACCTGTCATTATCCTCTCTCTGTTTCCTGCCTAGCATTACTTGGTGCGTATTTCATCTATTGAGTTAGCGCTAACACCATCAACTATTGTGCGGTTGATCATAGGGTGGTCTACGTCTGTTGCTCCAAAGTCGCTGTCAGGGTGAAACGCTATGACATCCATAGCCTCATCAAAGGTCTTGAACTTGTGTGTACCTGTTGGGTGCATGTTCCCATCTTTGCCCGTGTCGTAAGAGCTGCCGTCCCACTCTTTAATTACGAATATCATGCCCTCGGTCAATGGCAGGTTTCCAAATGGTGTGACGCATTCACCATGACCTTTAGCTACAATACCAATTCTATGACTAGGGTGTGTGTGAGGTGTTTGATCAATACCACTAGGAAAGTGCAGGTGATTTAAACAAGGGTCCCCCATCTTTACAGGTGGTATCAATAGGCTGTCTGTACAGCCGTCAATGTATTTTAAACGGCCTTCCTCTTCTATTGGGCCTCCTACCATATCTACTGCACGGAACTTCGTTCTAGGATATAAGGCACGCTCATGAAACACTCGTATCACAATGGCCTTTCCTAGGGCAAACGGATTGATGCACCAATCTCCTGACACACTTCCATACATGTGCTTTCCAATATACATAGATCCACCCGAACCAAAGCGGTCAATGATTACCTCACCTTCATAGCAGTAGAAGTAGTAGCTACTCTTTAGGTCAATACGATCTAAACCCTTGCCGTTGATTAGGTGATAATATGACAAAGGATATTCTTTGTGACTTGCTTGGTCAAATATCAATCCTGACGTTGCGCCATCAAAACTTATGAAACTGCTGTTCTCTCTCATTTGGTGTTAAATTCATGTATGATAAACATAAAGGCTTGTGCTAATGTGATGTCTTGCTCCTTTCGTATCCTAGCCAAAGTCTCAACTACCTTTTGCTTGTCTTGTTCAAGAAGCACAATCTCGTATCGTACATAGCCATCGTCTGTGATTTTTGGTTTCTCAGGTGCAGGTGGAAGTTCATCGCTAGGCTCTGTTTCATCGTCCATGTCTAGGAAGTCCGTAGCCGCTCCAAAGTTGTATGGCTCAAAGCCCCATTCAATTAGGCTGTCTTGTTCCCAATTGTCAGCAAGCAAATCCCAATCCCACTCACCATAGCTTTGATTGTCTTTGATTATAAACTCAGCACGTTGCTTCTCTGTAAGGTCTTTTGCGACAATTACAGGGACCTTCTTTAGCCCTGCCTCCTGTGCTGCCCTCATTCGCATGTTACCTCCTAAGACTACGTTATTCTCGTCTACTACAATTGGGCGTAATTCAAGCATCTCAGGAAACTCCTTGATTCTGCTTACTAGCTTTCTAAATTTAGCCTCTTTGATTAGCCTTGGGTTCTCTTCATTTTGAACTAAGTCCGTGATGTTTAAGTTTTTCATTTGCGTTTATTCATGGCACGTTCATGCACCTTTGTTAGATATGATTTCATTTCGGGTACGTCACCTAGTTGATCATGGTGATGTCTACATAGCGCCATCAAGTTGTTTATCCTGTCAGCATTAGGATTACCTCCCATACCTCTGCGCTCAATGTGGTGTATATCTACAGCCTTAGTTCCGCAGATCTCGCAGGGTATGAAATCGGAGATGTCGTAGTGCATCTCCTTTAGGTATATCTTGGTGTGTTTCTTCAAAAATCTTCTAGTTCTACTCGCTGAGCGTTCATAACCATAGCACGAATGACCTCTGCATCTCGTATAGACCATATTGTATTTCCGCAGAAATGTATCTGTTGATCAATAACCGATTCAATATACTTGTGTATCTCTTCATAGATTTTTTCATCTTCGTAATCACGGCATCTATGCAGTACGTTAGATAGTGTCTCCATCTATTTTATTTTTAAAGTGCGTTATCAAGCGCTCCATTTGGTACTCGTAGTATCTCGGGAAGTCACTAAAGCTCTGTGGGTCTGTTTCGAATACTCTGTACAATACACCACGCAGTCTTTGACTTGGCGTCTTTCCGTTATACTCTGTTTGGTCTGCCTGTATCTTGTCTAGGAGTTGGCGTTCTTCGCTGTTGAATAACTCTTCTTTTATCATTACATAGGCCGCACTTTGATGCAGGCTAAATAATTGACCTGCTTCTGCAGGTGTGAGTTCTTGTGTACCTAATGTGATTTTTAAGGTGCGGTCAGCTCTAGTGCCAATCCCCTCAACTATTACGGGTAGGAAAATTACGTCTTTCATTGCTTGTGTTTGTATTGAGCTATGCAAACTGCATAGCGGTGATCTAATTCAGGATATTCTCTTGCCATCATGGTGTCTGCCATGCAGCGTTTCACAAAGTCTTTTTGTGTCTCTAGTGGTTTAGGTTCAAGTAGTGGCATGATCTTCTTTGTATGCTTGGTATAATTCGTCTATGTCGTTTATCATTCGTTTCCATTCACTAGGGCTACACGTACAGGGCTTCTGCACTTTGTGTTTAAAAACCTCAGCATGAAATTCAGCTACGAAAGTCATGTCTGCATTTGTTAGTCTGCGCTTGGATACCATGCTCTCAGGCCATGTTGCGGCTTGATCATCGGTCATGCACTCTACATTGCGGTATCTAAACCTTTCATTTAGCCAATTCTTTCGGTTCTCACAGCCGCAATCTACCCCTAGGGCACTTGACACCTGCTCAACCACTTTCTTTATTCCTGTGGCTTCTGTTACCTTTTCAATCGTATCCCCTAAACCTTGACTTTTTGGACGGCTTACACGCTTTCTTTTCGGTTTTTCCGTGGGTTTGTTCGACTTCTTCGCCATGCTTGTCTCTTATTATCTGTTTTACGTTCTGTAATGTGTTGTTTATGCTTGTCCTAGATATGCCTGTTTTACTTGCTAGTGCTCTAATGCTGTTTCCGCTGTTGATGTAAATCATGAATAGCTTACGATCATACCAATGCAGTTCCTCTAGTGTCTTGTATATCTTTTCTGTAAGTGCATTGAACTTGATTTCGTTTATTCCTTCGGTCTCTTCTTGTGTATCGTGATAGTTCAATATGAACCTGTCTTCGGTTTTTTTGCGTCTTAGGGATATTACTGCATTGTTCAATATCGAAAACATGTAAACCATGTTGATCTTGTCTTCGTAAGTGATGCTGCAAAGGTCTCCTTCTTCTGCTTGCTTCTCGCACAACTTGAGGTACATGTCCTGTACTATATCTTTCGCCTCACCTTGAGTCGCTCCGCAATAAACTGCTATTCGGAGCCACTCTTCATTACGCTTAGATATGTCCTCTATTGTGATACACACGTTTTTGTTTTTTCGAAAATACTAAATATCTAAGACTTCTGCAAGCATATCTAGCCTTTGTGAGAAAGGAACATCTGCGTTTATCACACGTTGGATATCAGGGTTCTCGTGATATACGCTTGTCTTGTATATGGTTCTAGCATGTTGACATTCTATGCACAGGTCATAGCTTTGACACGTGGGGCATTTCTCTATGTGCGGTTTCTCCATAACCAATAAGTAGGGCATTGATACAACTCTTCTGCCGCTATAACCATCATTAGGTCTTGCCTGTCTTGACGTCTATACAGCCTGTTCTTTACCTGCTCGTATTGCGGCATCTTTGAGGCTGTCAATATAGGTGGTCTGCCTGTCTTGTTGTATATGTTTTTTACGTGATCTAAAAGCCATGGCCTTGGGACTATGTGGTAGAACATACCCATGTCAAACGCTATAAAGTCCGCTTCGCTTTCTTCGCTACACCAACCTCCTTTGCCTTGCACGTTCTTTAGCTCTACTATCACATAGCCGTATTTATGGCTGTTCTTTAAACCTTTGACGTCAATCTTCATATTGCCTGCTATGATGTAGTCAATGTGCTTAAACTGCTGCTCCTGTGTGGCAGGTACGTAGGATATACCCATGGCCTCACACATGGCTTCAAATTGCTGCTCTCCTTTTACTCCTGTTTCTAGGCTGTGTTTAATGTGTTCCGTGCTACTTAGTCTCTCTGCTTGCTTGCTAATCATTTAAGTGTTGTTCTATTAGGTTCATAAATTCCTGTGTCGATCTTACTATCTCGTATCTATAGCCCATGGCCGTGACTGCTTCTTGCCATTGTTTTTGTCTTGGGGTTTGTCTGCCCTTTGGGGTTTTCATTTCTATGCACAACCCACAAGAAGATCTAGAGGGTACTAACAAGATCAAGTCTGCTACTCCTGCTACAACACCTTCTAGCTTCATGTTTCTTGCTGTAGTTGCTGTCCTGTAACCTCCATTAGGCACATGGAACAACAGACGTATATATCTAGGATACTGCAATTGAAACCACCTCACGCAGGCTTTCTGTAATTTGCTTTCATCGTTTCTCATTAGAATCGCAACCAACGCATTCTGCGCTCGTATTTTCTTATTAACCAACCCAAGTGCATCATGTGGTTAGAAGTGGCCTCTGTCCACCCCACAGCGCTTCCTGATATGGTTACGTTAATGATCTCCCAACGCAAGTCATTGACGTACTTGCTCACATACCTCTTGTGACGTAGTTTTCTAAGATACTTTTTCATTTCTCTTTGGTGTTAAAGGTTTTTCTTTCTATCCATCTTGCGTACATCTTCGCTGCCCATGCTCTACGCTGCTGCTTGTTCTTGTAGACCTTGCGTAGTCTTGCTCGTGCGATTCTTAAAAATTGTTTCATCTCATTCATAGCCGTTCGGTTTATCTCCTTTTCCTATTCTTAACCTAAAATGCGTAGCCACAACTGCGGCCTTCCTCAAGTCTTTCGGTTCGCTGTATTTCTGTGTAATCCTTTTAAATGGGTTCGTCTCGTCTTTGTATATATTATCAAAACTCCGTTTGTGGTAGCCCTTCAACCACTCTATTTCCATCTCGATCTGTTCCTCTGTATACCTCAAGCTAGTCTTAGTGCTTAACCAATCATGCAAAATCTCTAGCTGCTTTATCAACAACTTGGTTTCTAGTTTATCAACACTAGCGTAAAAATCACGCCATGCGTATCTATACGCCTTTCTCCAACTTGCCTCTTCCTCTTCAGGTGTCGGTACGTATTGCTTGTATGTAGTGTGCTTCTCTTTTGTCATGCTCCGCTTATAGCTTCTATACAGGTTTATCACATCGCCTAGAAACTTGATGTTTAGTCTACGTGGTTTGTTTATCCTGCTGTCTGCTGTAATCCAAAAGTCAATTCCTTTCTCGACCTCTTCGAGCGTCACCCTAAATTTATCATGCATATAGCTTACTAGCATGTTGATGTCTGCAGGTGCGTCAATGTCTGCGAGTATGCACGCCTTCTTTAGCACTTCCACGATTTGCTCTGCTGTTACCTTATCTAGTTTAGTTCCCATCCTTTATCGCTGTCTTTGGTTTCACTTTCATAGGGTAGTTCTTCTTCCCATCTGCGTTGGTTCAAGTACGTTGACAAATGCGGTAGGAACTTTAGCTTGTCTGCAGTCCTATGGTTTTCTAAATACTTGGCTACGTGTTCAGTAACTAAGTTACGTTCTTTTTTGGAAAGCCGTTTCCACGATCTAAGCGCAGGTGCTTTCCCTACTTTCTTACCATACTCATTCCATAACCTGTCGAAATCTTGAGGGGGGTTATTAGTGTCTAATTTATTAGATACTAATAGGGGTTTTTCTACTTTGTTATTAGTCTTTGTTATTATACCCCACAATTCTGTGGGGGGGTCCCCCTTAACTTTGTGGGGGGTACCCCTTAGTTCTGTGGGGGGTGTAGTGTTCAAGTACAAAAGGCGCTGCTCACGGCCCTCTTTTTTGCTCTTGTGTCTGTATATATACCCTGCCACTTCCAATGCGCTTAGATGGCGTCTAATGGTTTCCTGCGAGCAGTTCAATATCTCAGCTAGGTATCCATTCGATGCATAGCAATATCCTGTCTCATTCGTCAGGTTGCTCACTATAGCGTAAAGGATTTTCTGTGTGTCTGTGATCTTGGTGTCATACAAAACCTGTGCGGTAAGTACCGCAAACCAATTTCTCTTCATGTATCGCTTGTTTCAAATAAATATACTACATTTGAACTATCTAGAAGTAAGTACGTGCTCTGTCCTTTCGGATATTCTCGTAGTCTATAGTATTGCTTGTAAAAAAAAGAGGGGGCCTAAACCCCCTTTTTTTGTTTCATAGTAAATCGAACCTGCTTGCCGTATCCTTTGTATCCTGCAGGTGCTACTATCTCCCCTGTATCCTCGTCTACCATTAGCTGTCCTTTAAGGTGCATCTTGTACGCCTGCTTGTGGCGATCTTTAATGTCCTTTAGCTTGGCTTCCAAGGCTTCTATTTCCTCGATACCTGAAAAGTCGTAGCGTCCACTACCCTCCTGTACCTGTATCTCATAGCCGTCATACTTGTAAATGCCTTGATCAACACCTTCACATTGCTGTTCAGCGGCCTCAAGCACCCTTGACTTAATGCCTTTCTCGACACTTTCAATAGTACGCCTAACCTCCCTGAGCGCAATTGCTGCACTCAAGGGGTCTACGTTTCCTTCTAGGACTGCTAGCCCTACATCACTAATAGCATTCACAGCGTTGTTTCTGCTGTCCTTAATCTCTAGATTGCTCATATTGCTTGTTTTTAGAATGGTAAGTCATCTGTCGTGCCGTCAGGTAGCACAGCCGTAGGATGGTGAGGCTTAACGTCTAGCTTTGGCTCCTCATCATATACCCACTTCATCATTTCCCCTGCGATGGCAAATAAATCCTTGCGCTCTACTAGCTTGGCAGTCACCAACTCTGTAGCTGATTTCAATACAGCTAGCTTTGCAATGCGTCTATCCTTATCGGGGTCTGATTTCGACTTGTATCCACCACCTGTGTAACCTCCTGCAGGTTGAGCAGGTTTGATCGTGTAGTAAGTGTTCCCGTTGTAGTCACGACTTGTCATTGTGTACTCTGCCTCCTGACCTACAATGAACTTGTTTTGGTCTTGGCTCTTGCTGTTGTACTCCCCTGCGTCCCCATTGTCAAACGCTACTTCAAATTTGTACATGGTTCCATACTTGCTGTCCCATGTTCCGTTCCCCGTGGCGCTTGTTACTACGCCTTTCTTAGTTTCTGCCATTTTCTTTCCGACTTTAGTTTAAAATTGAACTTGTGCAGTATCTCTGCTTTTTTTTCTTCGCTTAACTTTCCATTATTGAAAGCATGCCTCCACGTTGCAATAGTGAAGTAGTTAGCGTTGATTTGATCTGCTAGTGTTTGGTTGTCTTGTACGAACAACTTTCCTAGCGCATCGTCTGTGACCATGTTATATATCTTTAAAATAGTATTCGATCATATCGAGTGCCTCACGTTTGGTTCCGTAAAGCAACTCGTGTTCCATTATCTCTTCTAGGTTTATAGTAGTACACCATAATGACCATTTAAGAACGCCATCTGCGTTTGGCTTTTCCAACGTGTCTGCAATATCCACTAACGAGATGTTGTGTCCTTTGTGTACAACAATGTACGTACCCTTCTGTAGTTTAATAGTTTTCATATTAGCAAGTAATAAAATTACCTAGGCACTCGCGCATCACACGGCCATTACAATAAACCTCAGTTGCAGGATCTACCCCGTACTCATTTGCTATTTCTACTAATTCGTGTAGGTTGTTAGTCTCTAACTCCGTACCTCTAATAATCATCATGTAAGTCATGTCGTATTGCTTTTAAATTCTTAGCTAATATACATGTTTATTTTTAAAAAACAAAAAAAACAACAAGAAAAAAAAAGGGGCTAGCTATCCCCCTTCTTAATGCCTCCAAAGTAGAAGCTAAAGATCATGAGGGCCACACCCTCTACAATACCTATGAGGTGCAGGAATATCTTCTCATTGCTTTCGGGGACCTCTAGGAATACGATAGTACCTACCAAGAATAAGAACGCCATCAATCCTACCATCCCTGTGATAGAGAACAACCAATCCTTGGCCCCTGCCTGTACCATGGCCACCTGTCTTTTTCGTGCGCTGTCTCTGTCTGCTGTTTCCTTTGCGTACAATTCAAGCAAATGTGAGCGCAAGGCTTCACGTTCCTCAGGCCCTGTATCCTCATCGCTGTCAATGAGGTTTTTAACCACTCCTAGTACACCGCTATCAGGGAGAAGGTCTCCTGCTGCATCTAGGATATTAGGTGCCTTAGACTTGATGTATTCCAATAGCTTCTTGTTTATGAACTTCTTTTTCATCGGTCTTTTAGTCTTTCGTTTTCTTTCTCTAGGTACTCAACCTTGACACGTAGCGCTGAAACTTCCTTTGTGAGGTTTAACACTTGATCTCTTAACTCGTCTTTTTCTGTGCTTGACTGCGCTAATAGACTTTCAAGGTTCTTAACCCTGTCCTTTAGATCGTCTCGGTATTGAACACCATCATTGTTCTCTAGCTGTGATTTCTTTTCCTCGGCTCTTACTTTTAGCCTAGCCTCAAAGAATTTCCATATACCTGCAGACCCTGCAATAGTGACTATGGTGATTATTATTTGTGTGATGTTATCCATTGCGGTGCAGTTGTTCCGTTTTTAATCGTTTTAAATTACCAAAAGAAGAGAGTACAAAAATCACCCACCCGTAATGAGTCGGGGTTGGCAGACCTATTGTCATGATATACATTGCAAGGCTAGTAGAGTATAAACCAAATGTCAACATTGCCGCTCTTACTCTGCAATTGAGTTCCCCTTGAGCAATGCAATACAATTGGTAAAATCCTGCTCCTACTAAAAGCAGTTGATAAATAGGCATGAAGCCTAGTTCTATGAATGTCGCTATTGGAGCAAGAATCATAAGTGAAGCACCTAGGGTTATCTCCGTAGGTTGACTATCACTATATCTCCAAAGTTGTTGTAGTTGCTTAAACACTCTTGTCTAGTTTTTCTTTGTACACCCTGATAGTATTCCATAGGGCAAATATCATAATGATCAACCAACCCACACGGCTCCCGTTCATGAGTCCACCTGCAAAAAGATTCTCAACTGTTCCTAGAGCAATAAGAGCAGCAACTTGAACTGCAATTAACCTCATGCGCAAAGTCCCGTTCCAAAGCACGGCCCACATTTGAAATGAACCTGCGAGAATACCTCCGCTAATGAGTAGTATAGATGGGTTGTCAAAGTCCACACATAGAGCAGCAGGTAAAGCGAATATGTGACAAAAGGCGATCAACACCTCATTAGGTTCACTATCACTATACCAAAACAACTCCTTTAACTTGTCTAAACCCTTTGAACTCATGGTATGAGGTGCTTAAATTTCTCCTGCACGTCAAAACTAGGACATGCTTTATTCGCAAATTCATTATGGCCGTGTAGCGTAGCATCAGGATATCTAGTAAGCAACTCCATAAGCAATTGCTCCATTGATCCTAATTGAACGCCTCTAAGCGTATCCTTAGGCTTTTTATCGCCATCTAAGCCTCCTACATAGCATACACCTATGCTGCCTCTGTTTTGTCCCTTAGAATGCGCCCCTGTGACGCTTTCCTCACGACCTATTCCGATCTTGCCGTCTAGCTCTACGACATAGTGATAACCAATGTCCTTCCATTTGTTGCCGTCAACGTGCCATCTACGAATAGTATCCGTATTGATATTAGCACCTTCGATTGTTGCGCTACAATGCACGATTATTTTATTGATCTTTCTCATGTCTTTCTAGTTTTTCCTATGCCCTGTGCCTGTAGCGATCCGTCACAGCACTTGCGAGAATACGTGTTGTCCTGACATAGGCATCCACGCTTGCTATTCTTTGGGCTTGTTCTACTTGGCGTTTTGTCCATTATACGAGATCTTCAGTTGGTTCGGGGAAATACTCGGGATGCAATGTCTTACAAGCCTCTGTCCATTCACGAATAGCAGAACTGCTACCGAAAGTATGGATGCCCATAGGCGC